GCCCGAACCTGATACGCGAACTTCAAAGTATTCCTCTGGATAAATCCAACCCAGAAGACGTTAACACAAATGCACCGGATCACGCATACGATGCCTTACGTTATCTGATAATGTCAAGACCTCGTATTATGGATACGATGAGTCGAATGAGACAACTACAACGCGAAACAGTCTACGCTCCTGTGGATTCTGTTTTCGGTTATTAAAGGATAAAGTATTAAATGGCAGACAATGAAAATAGTTTACTAGACAACTCTGATTATCTGTACTTTGCTCCTGTGGAAAACGAAGACGGAATGCAGCTCAATTTTGAAGAAGATGTGCGCAATCGTTTTGTAGCTATTGTTGAAGAGCGGTTTTCAAGCGCTGAGCGTTCCAGAGAGTATGACGAAAGACGTTGGCTTCAGGCGTACCACAACTTTCGTGGCGTATACCCAAAGAATGTCAAGTTCCGCGAATCAGAAAAATCAAAAGTCTTTGTAAAAGTAACAAAGACAAAAGTGCTTGCAGCATACGGCCAGTTGGTAGATGTGCTGTTTGGTACTGGTGATTTTCCAATTGGCGTAACAGAAACCAAAGTGACAGAAGGTGTTGCGCAATACAGCCATTTAAATACAACTTCTCCGGGTTTAGAAACAAGCACACAAAAAACAGAACCAGAAAAGAAAGAAAAGCCAGTCAGTCCATTTGATGTTGGCTACGTAGGAGACGGAAAGACTCTTAAGCCCGGAGCTACTTTTGCTAAAGGTAATAACTTCCTTGAAGAAGCTATTAAAGAAGCTAACTTAGAATTTGTTGAAGGCCCGTCACCAGACCCAGCAGTTCCTGAAAAGACACCTGCTAAAGACGCAGCCCGTGAAATGCAAAAGCTTATTCACGATCAGCTTGATGAATCTAATGGCGGCGGAGAACTACGTAACGCTTTGTTTGAAGCAGCACTATTTGGCACTGGCATTGTTAAAGGCCCATTTAATTTCAATAAGACTTTAAATCGCTGGGAAACAGACGAAGAAACAAAAGAAAGAACATACAAACCTGTATCTGTTCGTGTCCCGCGCATTGAGTTCGTAAGCATCTGGGACTTTTTCCCAGACCCTAACGCTACAACTATTCAAGAATGTGAGTATATTTTCCACCGCCACAAGATGAATCGTTCGCAGCTTCGAGGACTAGGAAAGCTTCCGTATTTTGACAAAGATAAAATCCGCGAATGTCTTGATTTAGGGCCAAACTACGTTGAAAAAGACTACGAGTTTGAACTTAAAGACGATGCTCGCACATCCGAATACGGCTCAGATCAGTACAGTGTTATTGAATATTGGGGAATAATGGATGCCGACTACGCTAAAGAAGTAGGTTTAGAGCTACCAGAAGGAGTAGATTCTTTAGATGAAGTTCAGGTCAATGCTTGGGTATGTAATGGCAAGCTACTCAGGGGTGTTATCAATCCATTCACTCCTTATAGATTACCGTACAACGCTTTTCCTTATGAGCGGAATCCTTATAGCTTTTTCGGTATTGGCGTTGCTGAAAATATGGATGACTCCCAGCAAATAATGAATGGCCATGCACGTATGGCAATTGATAACCTTGCGTTGTCAGGCTCTTTAGTTTTTGACGTTGACGAGTCTGCGTTGGTTGGCGGACAATCAATGGAGATTTATCCGGGTAAAGTGTTTAGACGACAAGCAGGAATGCAAGGCCAAGCAATTCATGGCTTAAAGTTCCCTAACACTTCTCAAGAAAACTTAATGATGTTTGATAAGTTTCGACAGCTTGCAGACGAAGAGACAGGTATTCCTAGTTACTCTCACGGACAGACAGGCGTACAAAGCATGACAAGAACTGCGTCTGGTATGTCTATGTTGCTAGGTGCTGCGTCTTTGAATATGAAAACAGTAGTTAAGAATGTTGATGATTTCTTGTTGAAGCCATTGGGCGAGTACTTCTTTCAATGGAACATGCAGTTTTTTGAAGGCGAGCTAAACATTCGAGGCGATTTAGAAGTTAAAGCGCTAGGCACAAACAGCTTAATGCAAAAAGAAGTCCGCAGCCAACGCTTAACAATGTTTTTACAAACGGCCCAGAACCCAGCCATTGCTCCTTTTGTTAAGATCTCTAAGATCATTAGCGAACTAGCATACAGTTTGGATCTTGACCCTGACGAAATTCTTAATGATCCTGAAGAAGCAGCGATTATGGCAAGAATTATAGGAGCACAAAATGCTGGACAAGCAAATGGCGGCGCGGCTATCGCCCCTAATCAACAACCCGGAACTATGGGAAGCCCTCAAGGAGCACCTGAACAACCTCAAGAACTTGGAGTTACAGGGACTGGCGGTGGCAACATCGGAACTGGAAGTGTACCGCAAGCAGGGGAGAGTGAGTTCTCTGGCCGGACTCCTACAGCTTAGAGACCAAATAATTGAAGCAAGAAAGAGGGTAGAATAATGGCGGGTAAAGCAGGAATAATTTTAAGTCTTTTAGGCAAGCTAGATGATGCAGCAGAAAAAACAGTAAACAAAAAAGTCTCTAAAGCTAAAATAGAGAAAATAGACGCTGAGCGAGTCCAAGAAGCACTAGATGAAAAGCTTATTGAGAACCCGCAGTACTTAGAAGAATTAAGCGATAAAGAATATAAAGCTTTAATGCGAGCGCTCCCTGCTAAATCTCAAGCTGATATGATGGGCGATGACTACGCAATGGAAATGTATGAGCAACAAGCAGAAGCTGCTGGCGGCATGACTCCTAAAGAAGCTGCTGAAAACTTAAGTTTATTTCAAGACACTGAAGACATGTACGGATACTTGCAAAAACTTAAGCCACAACAGCTTAAAGAATTTAAAGAAAATGTATCAGAAGAAGATATTAATTTATACGGCCCTGCTTTAGATCTTTTAGAAACACTTACTCCTCGTGCTATTAAAATGGCTGGCGGTAAAATGAAAAACGATCCCTTTAAAGTAAAATACAATGAAGGTGGTTCAATGCTTGTTCCTCCTGAAATGGAAATGGAAGACGACGACGAAATTCCTGAAGATACTTATAGCAACATTCCAGAAGAAGACATGGAAGAAGTAGAAGCTTCACAGCTTCCAGACGATGAAATGGAACAAGAACACCTTAAGTATGTTTTGAACGAAGCGCTTCCAATAGAAGATCAAGAGTATCTTATGGATATTCTCGACACAGATGAACGCTTAAACGATATTTTTGATAAAGTAATATCAACAGCAACAGAATTTTCTGGCGCTGGGGAAGTTAATGGCCCCGGAACTGGAACATCAGATTCGATTCCCGCAAGGTTATCGGATGGTGAATTTGTTTTCACCAAAAAAGCTACCGATCAGTTAGGCGCTGACAAGCTACAAACTATGATGGACGAAGCTGAAAGAGCCTATGACGGTGGCTTAATGAAGAAAGCATTTGGCGGTATGGTAAACGATATGCCTGTAGATCAAAAAAAAGGTATGTATGATCCTGCTCTTGAAGATGAAGAAATCAAAAAACAAATGATTGACGCTAATCAAATGCCAAGTGTAAGAAACCGATAAGGCCACTTCAAAATTCTTTGAACCCCTTATCATAATAAAAATCCAGAGGCCACCTTGGAGTATCAAGACCCTGTATTGTAAACGCGAACAGTACAGCCACCTTGAAAGACTGACAAGCCCCTAAAGGAGAGTGATAGAATGTTAGATGTTAATGACGATGTAAATGAACCACAAGCCAATCCGTACAACTCTAAGAAGTCTTGGCATACGCCAGGTGCACCTAGTAGAGGAAGTGCTGATGGAATGTACTACGAAGAAGAAACTCAATCAAAGGCCACCCGTAGCTCGGCACCTTCCGAAGAGTCTTCTGAGAAAGGAAGTTCCAATTATAAAAAGAGATATGATGATTTAAAGAAACACTATGATCAACGTATTGCAGAATTTAAGCAGCGAGAACTCCAGCTAAAAGCAGCAAGTCAGGAACAACACGTTCCTTATGCGCCGCCAAAAAGCAAAGAAGATCTTCAAACTTTTAGGACACAGTACACAGATCTGTATGATACTGTAGAAACTGTTGCGCATTTAAAAAGCGCTGAGCAACTTGAAGCTCTTAAAGCTAAGATGGCTATCATCGAAGAAAGAGAAGCTGCAATAGGGCGAAAAGAAGCAGAAGCTACATTGCGTTCACGGCATCCTGATTTTGAGGACATCCGTGGAGACGAAAAGTTTCATGCATGGGCTAAAGAACAACCTGAGCAAATTCAGGACTGGATTTACAACAACCCTAATAATGTTCCACTTGCAATCAAAGCTATTGATCTTTATAAAATGGAGACTGGTTTAAGTACAAAAGCTAAACAGCCGACAGGAAAATCACAATCTGCCAGATCAGCAGCTGACATGGTATCTACTAAAACAACTAGTGTGGATACTAAAGAACCAAAGATCTGGTCACAACGGGAAATTGCTAAACTGTCTATGGTTCAGTTCGATAAATACGAAAGTAAAATTGATCAAGCCATACTTGAAGGCAGAATAGTACCTTAATTAAATTGTCTTTTTTGGAGTAACATAACATGGCTTATAACGTATCTGACGCAAAGTTTGAACAGTCAACCACCACCAACGGTAACTTCGCTAGTGACGGCGCTGGTCAAACTAATCAGTTTTTCCTACCAGCAGTATTTTCTAAGAAGGTTCTTAACTTCTTCCGAAAGTCTTCTGTAGCTGAAGCTATCACTAACACTGACTATGCCGGTGAAATTTCTGCTTACGGTGATTCTGTAAAGATCATCAAAGAACCAGAAATCACTGTCTATCAGTATGAGCGTGGTGCAGACGTAACTCAAACTAAACTGACTGACGTAGAAACTACTTTGATTGTAGATGTGGCTAACGCATTTAAATTCAAAGTTGACGACATTGAAACTGCAATGTCTCACGTAAACTTTAAAGAAATTGCATCTTCTTCTGCTGCTTACGCCTTGCGTGACGCATTTGATAGAGGCGTAATTGCTAAGATGTTTGCTGGTGTATCTGCTGCTTCCCCTAACCACGTTTTGGGTACTGACAGTGCTACTAACCTTGGTGCTGGTATTTTTGATGGCGCTGGCGCTATCGACATCTCTGGCGCTAACGATCCTCTTGATGTGATGGCTCACATGGCCCGTCTTCTTGACGAGCAGAACATCCCAGAAGAAGGCCGTTGGTTCTTGGCTCCACCTAGCTTCTACGAGCAACTGTCTCAGTCCAGCTCTAAGTTGATGTCTGTAGACTTCAATGCTGGTCAAGGCTCTATTCGCAACGGTCTGGTATCTTCAGGCAAGCTGCGTGGCTTTGACATGTACAAGTCTAACAACGTCCCCGGCACTAGCGCAGCAGCTGGTCAGATCCTTGCGGGTCACATCAGCTCAACTGCAACTGCACAGACTATCACCAGCACTGAAGTCCTTCGTGACCCAGATAGCTTTGGTGACATCTGTCGTGGCCTGCACGTTTACGGTGCTAAAGTACTGCGTCCTGATGCACTCGTATCAGCGTTCTACGAACTAGACTAAGAGTAGTAAGGAAACGGGGGGTGTAAAAACCCCTCGATTTTCTAAGGAGATTGTGTATGCCTCAAATAGGAAGCGCTACAAATAGAGTTAAGTTAGTAAACAATAAAAATAATAGGGTATTTGGCGACACAGGAAGTTGGTACAAGCCAGAAAATAAAAAGAAGTTTGATGATAATTGGGATGCTATTTTTAATAAAAAAGAAAAGGCAACTAAAGAAACTACACAGGCTGAATAAAAATGTCAACATCCTATTTAGAATTAACCAACGAGCTTTTACGAGAGTTGAATGAAGTTCCACTTACTGCTGGAAACTTTGTAAATGCTATTGGTGTTCAACAGCACGTTAAAGATTCTTTGAATCGTGCATACTTTGATATTATAAACGAAGAACCTCAGTGGCCTTTCTTATCCGTTGCCGAAAGCGGTGACGTAGATCCTATGTATGGCAATGTGTATGTTGAAACTGTTGCTGGAACACGCTTCTACGAACTAAAGCCAGCAAGCGATAGCATTACAACTGACTATGGCTCCATTGATTGGGAAAACTTTTATATTACTACAGTTGGTGTAGCTGGTGAAACAGCTCCTTATACTGGCCGTAACTTACGTTTCATTACTACAGAAGAATGGAAAGACTACCGAAGAGTCTCCGAAAATTTAGACGCTGCTGACACACAGCAGTACGGACAACCAAACAGAGTTATCCGCAGTCCTG